GGTTGTCGTCGGCTCGCTGGATGCAATCGCGGCGCATCCGCATCGTTTTACGATGTGTCACGAGTTCTACCGCCCGTCGCTGTTCTGTTCGACGGCGATGGCATGGAACGGCGACTATTCCTTCCTGTACGAGGCATTCGCCGCCGATCCGGTGCGGCTGATGAAGCATTACGACCACGAACTACCGAAAAAGCGTTCAGAGTTTCGGATAGGCGATCAGGCTTTCATCGAGGACGAGTTTGCGCGGTTCGGTGAGAATCCGGACACGTTCCGCGATTTGTTCGGGGAGCGGTCGATAGCCTCTTACAAGGTACATGGGTGCGAGGCTGCGCCGCCTGCGGATGCTGCCGTGGTGGCATTCCATGGCCGTCCGAAGCCGTGCGATCTGAAAACGGGATGGGTTCCTAAGACATGGACCTAGTGCATCGCGAGGACGGTTTTTGGTGGCCGGCGGATGATGATTGGTGCTGGCGCGTCATCCATGACGAATTGCCGGACCTTGATCGGGCTGTTGGCCTTGCAAAGGGCTGGAACGTTGCTGTTCAGGCGGGCGGGAACGTCGGTGTTTGGGCGCAAGACCTCGCCGCACGCTTCGCCAGTGTCGTCACGGTAGAGCCGATGGCCGACAACTACGCCTGCCTGGTGAAGAACGTATCGGAGAACGTCTCGCATCGTTGTGCCGCATTCGGCGCTGCGGCGGGGCAACTGTCGATGGAGCGCATCGACGGCAACGCCGGGGCGCATTACGCAAAGGCGGGTGATGGCATCCCCGTCATCACGATCGATAGCCTCGACCTGAGCGCCTGCGACCTGATCTGTCTCGATATCGAGGGCTACGAGCCGTTCGCGCTCCAAGGCGCGGAGCAGACGATCCGCAAGTACCGGCCCGTCATCATGTTCGAGGAAAAGGGCCTGTCCGAACGCTACTACGGCGTTGCGCGCGGGACTGCGGAACAATGGGTTCTCGACCTTGGCATGGGCTATCGCGTTCGTGACAGGGTTCGGAAAGACATCATCCTCGCTTGAACGGAGATCATCATGGCGAAGAAGGCAAAGACTGGTGCGAGCCGGTCGCGGAATGTCGTTGCCGATGCGCTGGACGCGCTTGGCGTGGCGTTGGCGGGCCACAAGCACCGCTGGTCCAAGGATGAGCGCGGCCTGTATGATCGCGCCGTGCGGGCGGCTCAGGTGAATTGCGGCCCGGTGAAGCCGCCCAAGACAAGCGGGGAAGCCTCTCGCATGATCCGCCGCGCCAATGCGATGCTGCGGGCGTGCGGGGTGCGCTGATACTCGGCGGCGCTTCGTCCGTTTGGGAGGATAGCGGTGAGGCTCTCGATCTGTTCCGACCCGATCTGACCATCGCCGTCAACGACATGATCGGGGCTTGGGCTGGACATCTGGACATTGCGACAACGCTGCATCCTGAATTCCTGCACCGCTGGCTCAACGAGCGGCGGCGCAACGGCTTCAACGAGCCGCAGACATGGGCGCACAAAGCGTCAGGGCCGAACGGCAAGGTTGAGGCCCGGATAGATCGAACGACAGACGATTGGGCCGGATCGTCCGGCCTGTTCGCCGTCAAGATCGCACTGGAATGCGGTTGTGACCGGATCGTATTGGCGGGCGTTCCGATGAGCGCGGATGGCGCTCATTTCTTCGACGCCGCCAAGTGGAAAGAAGCGAATGCCTATCACAAGGCATGGCTCAACCATCAAGCAGAGTTAGCGCCGTTCGTGCGCTCAATGTCGGGGCAGACCATGACGTGGTTTGGCGCTCCCGACGCCTCATGGCTCGCAAGGGCCGCTTAACGCCTGCGACGCGGGCAATCACACAGGAGAACGAGCCGATGGCTCTCAAGGCGATTGTGGACGATCTGGCCGATGTGCCGGAAGCCCTCCATGGCGAATACAAGGAACAGAAGATCGGCGACAAGACGGTGTTCGTGCTGGACGTCGAAGGCGTCGATGCTCACCCGGTCGTGGTCAATCTCAAGACCGCCCATGAGCGGCAGAAGCAGGCCAACAAGACCCTAACGACGGACCTCAACGCGGCCAAGGCGCGGCTGGAAGGTTTGCCCGAGGAATTCAACGCCGAGGAATATGAACGCCTCGTCGCGGCGGCGGAAGGCAAAGACGGCCCGAAGCCGGATGAACAGGTTGCACGGGTCCGTGAACAGTTGGAGCGCAAGCACTCAACCGAACTCGGGAAGAAGGACGAACGGATCAAGGTTCTGGAAGGAGTGATCAACCGGACTCTGGTGGACGACGGCCTCAATTCGGCGCTGGACGCCGCCGGCATCGATCCGAAGTTCAAGAAGGCGGCGCGCGCCCAACTCAAGGAAAGCGGCCTGATCAAGCTGGTCGAAGAAGATGGCCAGTTCTCGGCCACGGTCGAAACCGACATGGGACCGATGCCGCTCGACAAGTACGTCTCGGATTGGGCGGCTGGCGAGGAAGGCAAGGTGTTCGTGTCTCCGGCGAAGCTGGATGACGCGCCGGGCTCCCGTCACAACCGGGGCACCGAAGCCAACCCCTACGCCAAGGACCGCTGGAACAAGACCGAGCAGGGCCGTCTCATGCAGACGGATCGCAACAAAGCGGAACGTCTGGCCCGAGCGGCCGGCTTCAAGGATTTGGCGGCGGCCAACGCGGCTCGCCTGCCTCTCGCCTCGTAAGAGGCAATCGATCTTCGGCCGGCGATGCCGACCAAAGGAAGCCCTGCCCGATGGGATGGCGCTTTCTCCATCACTCATCCCAACATAACGAGGAGGGCTCACTATGAGCGCCACTAAGCTTGGGGACGTCATCGTCCCAGAGATTTTCAACAATTACGTTATCGAGCGCACCGCCGAACTGTCCGCACTCTGGCAGGCCGGCATCGTCTCCACGGTCAGCGATATCTCGCTGGGCGAGGGCGGCTCCACGATCCAGATGCCGTTCTGGCAGGACCTGACCGGCGACGATCAGGTGCTTGATACCAGCACGGACCTCACCGTCTCGAACATCACCGCGTCGAAGGACGTGGCGGTGGTCAATGGCCGTGCTCTGGTCTACGGCGCAACCGACTTGTCGGGTGCTCTGGCTGGCGACGATCCGATGCGAGCCATCGGCGATCTGATGGCCGCGAAGTGGGCGCGTCAGATGCAGAAGGTGACCATCAACGTGCTCAACGGCGCCATGGGCGCGATGGGAGACGAGAGCAAGAACACGCTCGATATCTCCGCATTGTCCGGCGCGGCGGCTGTTCTGGACAGTGATGCCTTTATCGACGCGCTCGGCACCATGGGCGACGCCGAGGGCAAGATTCAGGCGCTCGCCGCTCACTCGGCAACGCATCGTCTGATGAAGAAGCAGGGCCTGATCGAAACCATCCCGCCGGAAGATGGGAAGGAAGAGATCAGCCTGTATCAGGGCAAGCGCGTCATCGTGGACGACGGGATGCCGGTCAGCACGGGCGTCTACACGACCTACCTGTTTGGTGCTGGCGCCATCGGTTACGCCGAGGGCACGCCGAAAACCCCGTCCGAGACGCAGCGCGAAGGTCTGAAAAACGGCGGCGAGGAATACCTCATCAATCGCCGTCACTTCGTCCTGCATCCGCGCGGCATCAAGTGGGACCCCGGCTCCGGCGTTCCGGCCAAGGATACGCCGAGCAACACCGAACTGGCCGCCAAGGCCAACTGGACGCGGGTGTACGAGAGCAAGAACATTCGCATCGTGAAGCTGGTCCACAAGATCGCGTAACCGGCGCGGCTACGACAGCGAGGGCGGGATCACTCCCGCCCTTTTCCAATTCAAGAGGCCGTCATGACGTATCAAAAGCCGAGCGACGCCGAGATGGCGCGCCGTGCAGAAATTCAAGCCATCCGCAATCGCCACTATGAGCGTGTCGCGGCTGGCGAGGCGCAGTCTGCGAACGATGAAGGCGAGTGCAAGGCGGAAGGTCTGACGGTCGGCAAAGGTCCGCGCGGCAAGTTCTACGTCAAGCGCGGGAAGGAGATCGTCTCCGGTCCTTATGAGACCGAGGACGAAGCCAAGGCGAGGGCGGTCTGATGGCGCTCAACACCACGCCGGGCGATCAGGAGGCGGACAGCTACGTCAGCGTGGCCGATTGCGCGGCCTATGCCACCAAGAAGGGGGCGGCGTTCCCAGCCTCTCCGATCGAACCGGCAGAGCAGGCGCTGCGTCGCGCCACGGCGTGGATCGATGCGACCTTCCGCATTCGCTTCCCCGGTGCGGCCACGGATGTCTGGCAAAACCTGGAATGGCCGCGTGCTGGCGTGATTTATCGCGGCGAGGCTTACGACGAGACGAAGATACCGCAACAGGTCAAGGATGCGACCTGTGAAGCCGCTATCCGTGAGATCGCCAAGCCCGGTAGTCTTTCGCCCGATCTTGAGCGAGGCGGGGCTATCAAATCGCTCAAAGCCGGTTCGGTTGAGATCGAATATGCGGATGGCGCGGACCCTGCCACGACATTCACGACGATTGATGGCCTGTTGAGCGGCTTTCTGCTCCCGGCCAAGGGGAAGACCTCTACGTCATTCGTGGCGAGGGCGTGATGACCGTTCTCGACAGCCTCCCGGCCACGATCAATTCGGCGCTCAAAAGCATCTTCTACGACGCGGTTATGACCGTGGACGTGCCGCAAGACAGTCCTGATCCTGCCGATCCGTTGCCGCCCGTGCCGACGCCGTACAGTTGCAAAGCGATAGTGGAGGCGTACAGCGACTATTTCCGCAAGAACGGGCTGGTAGATGCCAAGGACCGCAAGGTTCTGATCCTCGCCAACAGCGTCGCGGTAAAGCCGGCAGCGGGCAATCGCGTCACGATCCAAGGCATCACGTTCACTATTTCGGAGGTGAGCACGGACCCGGCTACGGCAGTTTGGGAATGTCGCGGGCAGATGTGATGGGAGAAGTTATCCCTCTCAAGCGCCCGAAGCGGGTCACGATCAAGGGTTCGGCCCGATCTGTCTTGACGGACGCATTCGCCGCCGTAGCAAAGCCAAGCGCCGTTGTGATCGTTGTTCTCGGGGCTGACGGCACCTATGCGCTCAGGTCCGCTAGACTGGATGAGGTCGCGGGCTTCGATATGTACAGCAGAGCGGGCGCGATTATGGACCGTCAACGAATGGAACTGTTGGACTGATGGTGAGCGAATGACTTTATCGGAGGCTCAAGCCAAGGATGTGAGCCACGCGATCATTGTTCGCACGATTCCAATCATAGGCTTCGCGTTCCAATGGGTGTCGGTTATCCTGACATGCGCCGCAATCTAAAAACATGCGGCTGTACTGACATTTAAAATTATCAGTTCCCATGCGTCGATACTGCATGACATGGGTCATTTCGTGACCGATAGTTACAGCAATGGAGTAGAGAGCGGTTGGTGATTGAACGAGGTATCTCTGGTTAATAAAAATCAGATTCCGATCTGGCGTTTGGCCATCGCCAACTAAATTGCCCCATCGAATTCTGACGTTCGCAAAATCTGACGCAGTAAAGAACCCCGCGCGTATAAGCAAATCTCTTGCGTAGTAAAGGGCTGCGTCGCTTCCAGCAGAATATGGACCTTGGTGGATCGTAACGGCAGTATTGATTGCTTGGAAGGCTGAAGCACACGATGTTTGAAGCAGCTTCGTCACCGCTGCGATGGTGTTTGGGGTACTGATTGCAGGGATGCGGCTATCAATTCTCATGCAGGCGAACTTTGTCGCCTCGCAACTGCTCTTACAGGCGGGTTCGCAAATTGTGTTTTTGTCCCATGGCGTGATGCGAACGGTCTGACAGCATTTCTTATTGCAATCAACATTGCAATTGTCAGCGAGTGCCGAACCATGAAGAAAGAAAACAAGGCTGATGGCCAAAATGAATGCAGGCAAATGGCGAGACATAATACGCCTCCAAAAATCATAAAGCACCATCATCATGCTGTGCGGCTCGCGAGTCTAGCCCAAAAGCGACGCGCCGGTGCGTGCCCCCAGGGGATCGGTCGCGTTCTAATTCAGCAAGTTTGAGACGGTGAGCGTGCATTGATGCCGACCACACGCAAGCAAATTGAGGAACTGATTGCGAGGTTAGAGCCAACGCTGCGGAAGGCATTTCAGCAGGCACTTGACGATTGGCGGCGCAATGTCGATCTGGACGCGCTCGCAGACGCCTTGAAGCGTGGAGACATCGAGGCTGGTATCCGGGCAGCCAATATTCAGCCCGCAGCGCTCAATGGCTTCCTGACGGCACGGGAAGCGGCATTTGAAGCGGCTGGGACGGTGGAGCTATCGAGCCTGCGGCTCAACATCATTTTCAATGCGCGTCATCTGCGAGGTGAGCAACAGCTATCGCATTACGGCGCGCAATTCGTGCAGGCGGTGTCAGACGATACCAGGGCGATGCTGCGGACCTCGTTGACCGATAGCCTTTCGCGCGGGCAGGGAGCTAAAGCGGCGGCGCGCGGCATTCGCGGCATGATCGGGTTGACCGACAGTCAAGCGGGCTGGGCCATCAACCTTCGGCGGAA